ACCATACGACCTGGCAGCCCCGCATAGACGCATAATGCTCTGGATTCTGGCCTACCCCCACGGCAAGCGATTGGAAGAACATGGACACGGCAAATCAACCCATGCTTTCAGCGCAAGTGAAGATGTTCCCCACCCCGACGAGCCGGGACTGGAAGGGAGGCTACACGACAGAGAGTTTGACCCGGAAGGACGGCAAGTCGAGAGCGATGGATGCCTTACCGAACGCGGTACTGGATGGGAAGGGAGTCGAGACCTGCACTGGTGGTCAACTGAACCCAACGTGGGTCGAGTGGCTCATGGGGTGGCCTCTCGGGTGGACAGACTTAAAGCCCTTGGAAACGGTCAAGTTCCAGCAGTGGCTGCAACAGCATGGTTGCTGCTAACGAAATAACTAAACCCCGCTGCCTCTAATTGTTGATTTCTTAACGCCTTGGTCGGGCAGAGGCGGCGGGGTTCTTACCCAGGAGAAAACATGGCTTTAGTAAACGAGTATCCGACGGTCTCGGCGGTGATGGACCAGATGCAAAAGGACCACACCAGCGAGGTTCGTGGATATGTTCAAAGCAGCGGCCTCGGTGCCGAGTGCCTGCGACAGCTGGTGTACCAATTCTGGTGGTCATCGCAGGAGACGTTCCAGGCATCGACCCTGATGAATTTTGAGGATGGTCACCGCACGGAAGATCTGACCAACCGACGATTCATGGCAACGCCGGGAATCGATCTGCGCCCGGCCGCCCCCGACGGGCGGCAGTGGGCAGTCAGCTCGTTATCTGGACACCTACGCGGTCACCTGGACGGTTTGATCCTCGGCCTGCTGGAAGCGCCTAAGACCTGGCACGTTTATGAGGTGAAGTGCGTTAGCGACACGCGACTCAAGAAGCTGCAACGACTCATCGTGAAAGACGAGAAAGCTGCACTGCAGGAATGGTCGCCGGTCTATTACACGCAGGCGCAGCTCTACATGGGCCTGACAAAACTCAAGCGCCACTACCTGGTGTGCTGCTCGGCCGGCGGTCGGCAGATGATCAGCGTGCGCACTAATTTCAACAAAGAACATTTTGAAGCTGCGCTGGATAAAGCACGCAGCATCATTGAGGCGAGCGAGCTGCCGCCTAGGATTTCGGAAGATCCCGATTACTTTATTTGCAAGTGGTGCCAGTTCAGTGAGCTTTGCCATGACCAGAAAACCGCGAAGATGAACTGCCGCACTTGCGCGCACTCCACTGCAGTTTTAGATCCAGAGACCAACGACACAAAAGAGTTTGGCATTTGGCGCTGCGAGTTCCATAACAAAAAACTTGGCTTCAAAGATCAACGCAAGGGATGCCCGAAGCACCTTTTCAAACCCGACCTTATATCTTGGGCGACGCCTGTCGAGATGGACCAAAAGCGCAACCGGATTGTTTACCAGTTTGACGGCGATGAGAAATTTACAAACTGTGAACACAACAACTGGTCGGAGCGTGAGTTCACATCACGCGACCTCCAGTACCTGGACCCGCACAGCCTGGTCAACGATACCCACTACTTAACCGCGATGGCGTCGTTCACGCCTGGCGCTGAGATCAAAGAAATCAAACCGGCCGACGACGGTGTGCCGTTCGACGACCCGCTACCTTTTTAAAAAATGAACAAACCACTTCTCGGTATTGTTAATGGCGTAGACGTAAAAATCTGCGCTCCTACAGTTAGAAGATGCAATGCGACAAAAGGTGTTTCAGGAAAAACGCAATGCAATCAATTGACACTTTCCGGCAAGCAGCTTTGCCCTTTTCATTTACAACGGCTTTGGCGCAACAAAAACGTCGACCGTTTTATTGAGGAGATCAACTATGCCTAGAGCTACCAGCACAGTCGCATATCACTCGCTGCGCGACTCCGGCGCAGCCATGAAGCAGGAAGACAAGATTCTGCAGTGTGTGTCCAAGTCTGCCTTTACTGACGACATGACTCTAAAAGAAATCAGCCGTTTGACCGGGCTTGAGATCAACGCCGTGTCAGGTCGAGTGAATGGTCTGAAAAAAAGCGGGAAGTTAAAAGAAGCGCAGAAGCGGCAGTGTCGCGTAACGGGCCGGTTTGTCACGCCGGTTTACGCCGTATGATGGAACAGCTTCTACGTCTGCCGGACGTGAGTCACGCTACCGGCCTGGGTAAGTCAACGATTCGACGATTAGTCACTGAGGGGCAGTTCCCTGCACCCATCCGGCTTGTTTATCCGAGAATATCGGTTTGGAAGTCGAGTGAGGTGCAGGGCTGGATCAAGAACGCTACGCAACGAGGGACAAGGATCGGTCTCGGCGAAGTTGTTCAATCTTAACTGAACCACCCCCAGGACGCGGCTGGAATTGATCGGCGTACCACTGGAGCATTTTGAAGCGCGGCCGCAGGTACTTCGCGTTGTTATAGGTGCCACGGATCTTGTCTTTCTGAACGTGAGATAACGCCTGCTCGATCCAATCCGCGTCCCACTTACGCTGCTCTTCATCTGCATCCTCGTCCCGTAACGCTTCGTTAAGCGCAGTCGAGGCCATGTGCCGGAAGCCGTGAGCGTGGATTTGATACCCCATACGCTTGCAGGCATTGACCACAGTGCAATCGCTCATCACGCCGTTAGGGTTGAGCTGGTTGCCTTTACCACGCACGCCCGGGAATACCTGTGGCAGATGCCCCGTGAGCTTGTGCAGCTCGACCAGGATACGCACAGCTTGAGCTGACAGCGGCACCAAGTGGTCGTTTCCGTTTTTCTTGCGCTGCTTCATACGCTTCGCCGGTATGGTCCACACCGGGAACCCATGCTCTTTACCGGTCAGGTCAAATTCTGACCACTGCGCCAGGCGCAGCTCACTCGGACGCACCAGCGTCAGCACCTGCAACTTGATGGCAGCTTTGGTCAACTCGTTAAGACCGCGAGTACCTCCGCTGACCGCCTGCGTGTCAGACCCCTGCCAGTTCTCAATATCATTCCAGAACTGGTGGCGCAGATCCCAATCGAGTGCTTTGAACTGCTCGCCCTGGTGCGGTTGGAAACCTAATGCGTCGAGATCAATATCGGCTGGGTTGTCAGATACCCACTGGTTCGATTTTGCGAACCGAAACACGTTGTTAATGTGTTCCAGAATTTTGCCGCGAGTAAAAGTCTTGCCGGCGTTATCGATCGTTTCAACAATGTCAATGATGTCGCGCGGTGTGACTTCATCAATATGTTTGTTGCCGATCTTCTTGTAGACCCACAGATCGAACCGACCCTCGATACGTTTGCGGGTCTGCCATTCCCAGCCACTGCTCTTACGGTCGATCCATTTCTCAGCAACGACCTGGAAGATCGGCCGCTCTTGCTTCTCCTCTTTGACCTGCTGAGGATCAATTCCAGATTCGAGCTGATCAATCTTCTCAGCGTACCGGCGGCGCGCCTGGGCCGGGCCATTGATCGGTTCACCGACATTCATATGGATGCCCTTCTCCATACGCCCAGCGGTTACCGGTCGTGGGTCAAACGCCCCTAGGTGCAGCTCCCGCCGCTTGCCGTTGATCTGCTTACGACCGACAAAATACTTGCGGCCCTTGGTGTCGACCTTCAACCGAAGGCCATCACCATCATTGAGGTAGTACGGTTTCTTTTGGGGTTTCGCACCTTCAACCTGTACAAATGTTAGTGCCATTATTCCTCTCCTAAGAGTCTTTACCAATAGCCAAAGAAAGTTTTGCGATCTGTTTTCTAATTTCCATCGCTTCTGACAATTTGTCGAAGTTGGAAGGCTTTGGATCATCGTCTAGGACATCAGTTAGATGATCAACCAACTCGGTCATCATTTGCTGAATTCCATCAACTAGGGCGACTGATTCTCTACTTGCTACTTTGCTCATTTCTTCTCTCCTGTAGATAGTGGGGGTAACGCTCGGTAGGATTATACACAAATTACCCCCATTTGTTACCCCCATTTTCACTGAGCAGGACAGAGAGCGCCTGAGCAACTGTGAGCAGGTTTAGTCTATTTTTATAGTACGTTTCGGTAGACGCGGTGCTTTTATCAAAATGTTAATGGTGCCCGGGGCCGGACTCGAAATTGAAGAGATGTATAGGGTAAAAGCAACTCATACTGAAATTACCCCCATTTTTACCCCCACTTATTTGAGCAACTGCCAAGCTTCTCGGAACTGCTCTAGGCGTCCCGCGCTGTCTTTCACAGTCGGCCATACTTTTGCTGTCTTGTTTGTCTTCAGTTCGCCAACCGGCACAATGTACACGATGTCGAGGTCTAAACAAACAAGCGAAAAGAAGTCGATTGATTTTGATCCGTAGCTTGATTTATTGCCTGATCGACTGACGCAGAATGTGTACTTGCGGCCGTCAGGTGAATGTGTGGTCTTGACCTGGACGCGCGCAATGCGCCGTCCAGAGTCCACTAAACAATCGTATTGGGAGTTATCGCCAACAGGTATCGAAACCTGTAACCCTTGGCGAATGGCGCGGGAAGCGAACAGCAGCTCCCCGGAGGCGCCTACGGTTTTTGCGGCGAGGATATGCGCATTCCCTGCAGCTTCTCGAACAGCCCTTCGGGCATATCGGAGAACCAGCCTGCGGCTGATCCCCTGCTACAGAGAATATCGATGACCTGTGCTTTTGACTTTGCAGCCAATAGGTCGAGGTGGAATTTGTGTGCGGGTGGGATTGGGTTTGGTTCTAGCTTCATTATCGATGTGCAGATTCCTGGGGTCTCAAAAATAGTTTGGGGATTGTTTTCGGTGTTCATATGTTCACCTTATTGGCTCGGTCAAACGACCGAAACGGGTGGGGGGCGTTCGGTCGCTTCACGCGACAGAAACTTTATTTTGATCA